AGCAGGCGCTCTCCCTACTGAGCTAATGCCCCATATATCTTATGATATAAGTTGTTGATATTCCTTATCTTGTGCCAGTCTTTCTTCAGTCTTCTTTTTCAATTTCTGTGCTAAATCGTCCATTTTTTTTTGTTTCTTGATGGCCATATCTAACTTTAGTTTGCTTACCTTTTCGGTAAAATTAGAACCTTCCATGTGGTCATATTCGTGTTGGAATATGCGTGATTGCAGTCCATATAACTCTCTTTGTATTTTCTCACCGTTCTCATCTTCGTATTCTACCTCGATTGTTTCTGAACGATTAACCTTTACCCACAGGCCTGGAAATGATAAACAACCTTCATCTATCAATACCTTTTCCTCACCCTCTTTGATTATCTTAGGATTAAAACATGCAATAATCTGTTTTGTTTCTACATGATTATACATTACAAATACTCTTTCCATAACACCAACTTGGTTTGCAGAAAGTCCTATACCTTCGTAATGTTGCATAGTTTCAATAAGATTATCTTTTAGTTCTTGTCTATTCAACTCTGGGTTACAATCTTCTAATTTTACCTTTAATATTGAATTGTCTGATTCTAATAATTTAAATACTGCCATGTTCTTTTACCTTTTCATATAATAGTTCACTAATGTATTCTTGCCCCAATGCATTTGGGTGTACATTATCATAATTAATAAAATATTTCTCTCTCTTGGGGTCTATGTCATATAGTAAACTTCCACAAGAAAATCCACCGATATTCTTCATCATAGGCCAACCTATAAATGTATCTGTATTTATTTCGTCTGCAACTTGGTTAAAAAGAATGTGTTTACTTGCCTGTAACTCATTTGCTTTACGAGCTGGTGGCATACCCATTATTTGAAGTAATGGTATGTTTCTACTCTTACATATTTCTTGTGCATCATAAAAATGGTTTACAGATTTTCTTAACATTGCTACTGGGTGTATAAGATTATGTTTATTTAATACTTCTGTTACTTCAATTTGTTTATGTCTTAGATTTTTATTGTGGTCTGCATTTTTACCACCTTCTGTGGTGGCTGCAATGTTATTCTTGAACCATTGAAATTTATGTCCAAATACAGTCTTTTGTACCATCTCCATGTCTAATCTCATAAACTCTGACCACATTATAATAACCATTCCTATATCATTTCTACCTACTGTATTTTCTAAGAATGTAGCATAAATACCATCATTACCAAAACCACATTGTGCATAGTTTTCATACTTTATGTTTAGTCTTTTTGATAATAGTTCAGGCCAGAATGGAAATGGTTTTGTCATATTTCCGTCATTGTCTTTTAATAAGTCTATAAGTTGTGGATACTTTGATGTAAGTTCTATATACTTGTCATCTGTATAACTACAACCAAATGTTAATAGTTTTTTCAATTCTTCCTCGCAAGTATATTAAAGAAACCAGGCCAATAAGAACTCTCTTGTAGTTTTTGTTGACCAATCAATTCATACTTCTGTTCGTCTTCATCAATAGAACTATATTCTAATGTCATATCTAATGTACCCAATAGTTCTTGCATTTCTTTTAATGTATATTGGTTCTCATGTGGGTGTAATACTTGGTCACGAAACCAGCTACGTAAATGTGTCTTATCAGTAATCCTTTTGTCCAGTTTACAATACTCAGCAAACAATTCATCTTCTGATAGTCCATCTTGTTGTAATTGTTTAAAATGGTCTAAGAACGGTTTTCTTCCGTATTTGTGGTACAATCCTAGATACATGTGTCCACCCTCTTTTATGAACTCAGAACAGTATTTAATCGCATTTAAAGGGTCTGTGGTGTGATGTAGCACTCCAATAGATACTATGACATCAACTAATTCTTTGGGTTCATAATCAAACACATCTTCAACAAAATAATCTACAGATAATCCTAGATAATCTCTAACTTCTTTAGCTCTTTCTACAACTACTGGATTGAAATCAAATGCAGTAACATCACATTTGTAATGATAATTAACACCATTACTGAACCACCCAGCACCACAACCTACCTCTAATACTTTCGTACCTTTTTTTAGTAGTGGTTCTAAATTTTCTCCATAACTTTTTCTTTCCATTACACTAAGTGCATGATTTTCTACTGTACCTTTATAATTAAAAGGAAGTTGTTTATAAAAATTTAATACTTGTTTATCAATGGGGGTAGATATCGTTGCCATACTCGTCCTTGTTTCTTTTCTTGAATGTTGATAAAAATAATTTTATGTGTAATCGTAATCTTCTAAACCATGCTTTCATTAGTTGTCCTCCATGTATCTATTCCAATCCCTCTGGATTGCTTTACCCTTTTCTTCATCTGATAGATTTTTAAAGTTATCATCTTTAAGCTCATAGATAAAACTACTTCCTTTAAATTTTTTCCTTTGTCTAAAGGTTGACATAAACAATCTTACTTTAAGAGTAATTCTGGTTATACTTATCATATAAAATCTCACTTATCAATTCATGTCCTTTTGCATTAGGATGTCTATCTTCTTTACTTATAACATACTTTTCACCTTTTGTCAAGTAATCATCTACACATTTTCCACCAATTGATTTTATAATAGGCCAACCTAAGAAGGTAGCTTTAGGAATTTGTTTTAAAAAATTATTATTGATGATAGTATGAGTTAATTTTTTCTCATTATCAAACTTTGATTTTGACATGATAGGGAATGGCCCTTGCATTTGTAGGTATGGTATGTCTTTATTTTCACAAAGTGTTTGAACACCATGTATCATTCTTATAGAATCCTCTGTAGATGCTTGTATCTCATTTAATCCAAATGCCCTATACTCTGTACTGATACGGTATGGCATATTTTTCTTTAGGGGGTTTGGTGGAACAACTCCACTCATTCCTTTATGAAAATTATCTGTCCACTCTGCATTGAGATAATCTCTATCGGTATGAAAACTCTTCCAAGATTGTAACTTGTCCACATAGAATGATACCCTTTGAAACTCTGACCACATTGGAACTACTAATCCAATCTTATCCTCAGTAACAATAGCATCAACAATCTTACTATAGATTTCTTTGTTACCAGCTCCACATTTACCCAGATTGATTACTTGCATGTTTAACTTCTTTGCAAGTAAATCTGACCATAGGGGAAATGTTGGTAGGTTTTGTGATTTTGCATAATCAGCAACATAACTACAACCACCAACAATTAACTTTTTCTTTCTTTTACTAAAAAACTCTAACATTGTATTTTTCCATAAATTCTTTTGCATCTTCCCAATTATCTACCATTGGTTGACCCTTAATATTTAGAGAAGTATTTAACAACATAGGAACTCCAGTCTTGTCATACCATTCCTCTAGTATATTTCTAAGAATTGATGTGTTAGTTTTTTCTACTAACTGAACTCTTGCAGTTCCGTCTACATGCGTTACAGATTTATAGTCATGTTTTGCTCTTGCGACAAATTGCATGTAACGATTCATAGGGCCTCTAAAATATTCATCAGCATGTTCTTCTAATATTGCTGGTGCAAAGGGTCTAAACTTCTGTCGTCTTTTAATTGTATTCACAGTATCTTTAATATCATATCTTGGGTCACCTAATAATGAACGATTACCTAATGCTCTAGGCCCCCACTCTGCACGTCCATTTGCAACACCACATATCTTATTCTTTAAGAGTTCTTTCACAACTTCTTTTGGATTGATTGCTCTTGGTATTGGTGTTCCAAGATATGGGTGTTTCCAATCTAGTTTCTTTTCTCTTACCAATGCAGCTGCACCCAGAGCAGAACCAGCATCGCCTGGATTTGGCATTATCCAAATGTTCTTACCTTGTATCTTACTATTCGCAGAACAGTTCAATGCACAACCACCCATGATAACTAGGTTTTTCTTTGGACACATCTTGACAAGTTCTAATAGTTTACTCTCATAAAGTAATTGTACAGATAGTGCAAGGTCTTCATTCTTTGCATTTGGTAATAAGTTTCCTACACCGTAGTGATTATTCTGTTCAAGTAAATCTTCTAGGTTGTAAGTCCTATGACCATATGCAGCCATACCCATTGTAATATATTCATCTTCATTTGGTTTCAATCCTATTCTTTTTGTAATTGCAGAATAAAGAAGTCCAAGTGAATATGGATATTTCCAAGACTTAATCTTTTTTAGTTTATCATCTTTGCCTTCCCATATAGAAACAGTATCCCACTCTCCAATCGAATCAATAACTAATACATTACAATCATCAAACGGTGCTGTGTAATATCCTGCAGCTGCATGAGATTTATGATGTGGAAAAGATACATCATATTCTCTATCTACAGATTGCCATTTTTGTCCAGCATATAATCTTCTGAGATTTTTCCATAGAGGTTTCTCATAGTATGCAACTACTGGTTTGGATTTCATATAAGGAAATTGTTTTTTGTGTATCCACTTATCATTCTTTAAACGACTAAATCGTTCAGAATGTGAAGCATGGTATATCTTATTATCAATAAGAACACACATGGCTGCATCATGGAAACCCTCTGAAATTCCTAATACCCTCACCCCATAAACTCCGATAATGGTGAGGTTACTTTAATTCTTGCATCTGCGATATCAAAGTATTCTTTTTCTTTTTCAATACCTATAAAATTAAAACCTTCGTCTTTTGCAGCACAACCAGTAGAACCACTACCCATAAATGGGTCAAGTACAGTACCACCCTTTGGTGTAACCATTCTGCATAGGTACTTCATTAGTTCTTGTGGTTTTACAGTTGGGTGCGTATTTACTCTCATTGAAACTTTGTTATGTTTAGTTCCATCACCTTGATTACCTTTCCAGTCTAAATTACCTCTTTTTAATTCAGCCTTTGCTTGGTTTCCCCATGCCATAGGTTTTGCTTCAAAAGAATCTAATCCTTTATTTTTCTCTGCCTTTGATGTTTTTGGACAATAGAAAAACTTTGCCCATTCTTCTTCTAATCCGTTGTGCATTACATTTGCTGGAAATCTACCTCTTGGGTCTGCGTCTGCATATTGAGAACCTTCTGCTTTCATACCAGAGTTACCATCTGTCCATACTCCATCTTCACTTCTTGTTTTTCTATTAGTGATTTTTCTTTCTGTATTACCCTCACCCTCAATCCTACAACCATCTATATTAAGGCCACCAGTTCCATACTTTTCTTTATTCTGTTTATTTGTTCCTTCGATAAACTTTCTAGCCATAACAATAGGTTCGTGTGCTGGTTTTAATGCAGTACCCCAACCATCACCTATATTCAAACTCTTTGGAAATCCACTTCCATACAACCACATCATCTGGTCACGAATCTCAAAACCAGCATCTTCGATTGCAACTGCCATTCTATGATAATTTCTTGATGCTGAAAATGCAAGTATGTGTCCACCAGGCTTCAGTAGTTTCAATGCAAGTTCCCAAGTTTCTGGTCGAAATGCAATATCTCCACCATCCCACTCTTTACCCATAAATCCAGTAGCTGCTCTTTTAAATGCACCATCTGTTCCATACTGTGCTGGTGCAGAACCTTCTTTACCAAATCGTTTTACGATTGATGCTAGATGATAGGGTGGGTCAGTAACAACAGAGTCCACTTGGACTCCATCATCTATAAGTTTTTGCATCTGTTCAATGCAATCTCCGTTAAGTAACAACATGACTAAAGTTTTTCACCTTCTCAAATTTAACAACACTTCTGAACTTATCATATAGTGTGTCGCCCTTATGACTAATAACAAATACATTCTCTTTTGCAAGAGTATTTAAAATCTTTAGGAACTCATCTGTACCAGTTCCATCTAATGAACTATCGAATATCTCATCTAACACTAGAAGGTTTGTATTGGTAGAGTTCTTCATCTTTGCAATGGCTCTCCAAGTAAACAATAATGCAAGGTCTATTCGCATTTTCTCACCCTCACTAAATGACGCATAAGTAAATTCATCTCTGAACCTAGACTTAATAGTTTCATTAAAGTTTTCGTCTAATGTAAAGTTAACATAAAACTCCATAGATGTCAAGTAAGTATTAATCAGTTTATTCATGATGGGTAGATATTGTTTTATTATCTTTGTCTTGATACCAGTATCTTGTAACATGGCCCTTGATGCTTCTGCATAGACTTTATCTTCTTTGAGTTTTACTCTTTGTTTTATAATAGTCTTAGAGTTCTCTTTTAACCCTTCTAGTTTTTCAAGGTCATTATCACTCACATCACTAGCAGACATGATGTTAATCTCTGTGTCTAGTTTGACATTGAACTTCTCAATTTCATCTACAGAACTACCTAGTGTTGCAATCTTTACTTCATTACTTCTTATTGTCTTTGTGATATCTGTAATCTCAGTAAATCTACTATTTGTGTTATTCAATTCATCTTGTAACTTATGTAAGCCTGTTTGTAATTCTTTTGCAGTAGTTGTTTTTGTAGATAACATTTCTTCTTTAAAAACTTCATTGATATGTTGTTCACACGTTGGACAATCATCATTGTTTTCAAAGAATGTAACCATACCAGAATGATGTTTATGTTTCTCGACTAAAGTAGAACGAATGTCTTTTAACTTAGCAAGTTTATCTTTAATTTTTGTTTTATCATCTATGCTGTTTAGTAAATCAGCATTAGACTTTACTAAATCTTCTTTCTCTTTTGTTTTTGTTTCTACCTCACCCTTATTGTTTTTGATGAGTAAAGTTTTTTCTCTAACAATTTTGTTCTTGTTTTTCTTTACATCATCAATATAGTTTTCTTGCAAGCTTATTTTTTCAGAAGTGAGTTGAACTTGATAATCAACATCTTTAATTTCATCTTCGATAGTTTTGAGTTGTTGTTTCAGTAACATATTCATAAGTGAAAAGATTTGTATATCTAATATCTCCTCAACAACCTCTCTCCTATGTCTTGCTTTCAATTGCATGAAAGGAATGAATGTAGAACTACCAAGTATTACAACTTGTGTAAAACTACGATAATTTAATTTAAGGATATTTTGTTCTAGATACTTCTGGTAATCTCTAGAGTTCGCATCTTGATTAACCATCTTACCATTACAATAGATTTCAAACTTGTTAGGTTTGATACCTCGCATGATTTTATATTCTCTAGTACCAATGTTAAATTCTATCTCAACTTCAGTTGCACTATTGTTAATAGAATTAACTAACTGAGATTTATTAACAGTTCTAAAGGGTTTACCAAATAACACAAAACACATAGCATCAAGAATGGTGGATTTACCAGAGCCATTCTCACCTATGATTAAGGTTGTCGGTTGTCTATTTAATTGTATTTCGGTAAATGTATTACCAGTCGAAAGAAAGTTCTTCCACTTCACAGATTTAAATATTATCAAATTTCTAAGTCCTGAGCCTCCGTATATAAAGACTTCATTGTGTTTTTCAATCTATTCTTATCAAGAGAAACATCAAGTTCATCAACATACTTATTTAATATTGTTAGGGTATCTTCAGAGTTTTCTACGATATCATCTGATACACTATTCGCATCTAAGTCAGAAAAATCCTCAATGATTTTTACTTCGTAAGTATCAATCTTCAAGAGTTTATCTACAAATGCATCAAATCCATATAGGTCTTTTTTGTTCACCACTATAAGCTTAATGTATTTGTTTCTGTATTTTTCTACATCAACAGTTGAATAATCTGTTTTAGTATCATCATAATATATCTTGTCAAAAATAGTTAATGGATTTACTATTCTTTCAAGTTCCCTTGTTTCTGTATCGAATATATGAAAACCTTTTGGGTCATCATAATCATTCCAATACAATTCATAAGGTGTTCCAAGATAATATATTTGACCATCATCATTCTTGTGATGAAAGTGTCCACTCATTACAGTATCAAACTTTTTAAATTCATTTTTATCCATACCATGTTCTGCAACGATTTGTCCTTTGTTCATTGCAAATCCATTAATATCTAAATGTCCCATGCAGATATCAGCTTTGGTTTCATCAATCATACCCATTGCATAGATATAGTTCTGACTATTAATCCAAGGCATGAATAGTATAGGAAGTCCATCAAAGTTTACTTCTTGAGCTTCTGAGTATAGATGTATCTTTTTAAATCTACCATCAACTAATTCTTGTAATGAGTTTACATCATTTGTATTCTTAAAGAATATATCGTGATTACCAACTAACATGTGTAGATTAATATCTAACACTTGAAATGGTAATATAAATCTCTCACGAAAGTCTTTTGCGATACGATAGGAAATAAACTTACGTCTATCCATTACATCGCCTAAATGTATTACATCTTTAATACCGTGTTGTTGTAAATATGGAAAAAATTGACCTTCATAGAATCTATAAAAGTAATCATTAAAGTTTACATTATCATTTCTTGCACCAAAGTGTGTATCGGTGATTATTGCAATTTTCAATCATCTGACTCCATAAAATTTTCTAAACCTTTTTTATTTATTTCTTTGTTTTTCTTTTTAGGTTTGTAAACATCTTCGTCTGGCACCATAATATTTGGGTCAAATCCACCCACAGAATAACTTGTATCATCACCTTCCATAGTAACGAAAGCTTGAAAGTCTGCTTTACTTATGATTCTATGTTTGACGTGTGTTTGTTTCTTTTCTCTTTGAATTCTTCGTATGAAGGCATAGTAAATAATCTGTGTAAAATATGCAAAGGGATTGTTTGATTTATCTGGATTGAAATTGTGTATGTATTGTAAACAATTTTCTATTCCATCTGAAATCATATCTTCTTTATATGTATAGTTGATAAAATTAGGTCTATACGATAAACCATTTGCAATTTTTAAGAAACACTCTCCCACATAATTTGTAATCTGTGGTCTTTCTTCACCAGTTTCTTCTGCTTCTTTACACTTTTCTTTCCATTCCTTCATGGCTTCTAAAAACTTTTTGTTGTCCACATAATGAACACTTTTCTTTTTTGTAGCTCTTGCCATGTTTAAATTTCTCCGTTAATATAAGTCTTTATATTACCAGATTACCTCATATTTGTCAAGGAAATATATAATTTAATTTATCTCTTGACAAGGGTGAAAAATCGTGTATAATCATTTATGTAGATTCTTCAAATATTATTAATGTATAGTCTTCTTAGAGTCTAATAAATCTAATAATAGTTTTTCATCTTCAAGTAGTTCTTCTTCAGTAATATCATCTTCTATCTGGGGTTTCTTTTTTTCTTTATCTAAATTTTTCTTTAATTCTAAGGCTTCTAAATATTCTTCTTCACTTATTTCAGTTGGATTAAATTTTTCATTTATTACCATTTTATCTAAAGTTCGTAAAACGTATTGGTAATATCGTGTAAGTCCAACAGATGCTTCAGCCATTACAACAACGCTAGTTCTTTGTATATAATAATGTTCTTGGTCTGAATAAGGTTGAATCCATCTTGTTAACGCAAGAGATTCAGCTACACCTTTCTTTGTTACTCGATTTATAGTATCCATTTTCAAGGGTGATGTTATTTTAAATGCGTCATCTCCTGATTCTACAAGATTGCAGATAACATCATCGCCATTCGATAATTTTAAAACTTGAAAGTTACTCATATGTTTACCTTGTCTATTTTGTAATTGAATTGTTCTTGGTTATATATATTTAGTCTTGCATGGAAGTGTCTGAGGGTGAAGTTTTGGTGTTCCTTGACTGATAAATCGTCTGACAAATCAAACAATCGAATGGAATTTTTAGTCTCACTTTTACGGAGTCCACGCCCAATTGATTGGAGAACTCGTATTCGGCTCTTTGAGGGTGAAGCGAACACGACATTATGAATATTACGAATATTAATACCAGTACTAAACGTACCGTATGATGCAATGATGATAGCATCTTTTTCATTTTCTGTAATACTCCTTATATCTTCCCTAGTTTTTGTGTCTGTACCACCATGTACAAAGAATACCTTTCTATCAAAGTCTTTCATCATCTCGTAAAGAACAGCTCCATGTTTCTCTACTAATTGAAAAAGACAGAGTGTGTTACCCTTTAAGTTGCTACACAAAGTAGTAATAAAATTATTCCTAGTACGCTGTAGAACCAAATAATTGATTTCATCTGCATAGTTTAATCCCTTCACTTTCTTACATTCTTCTTCAGAATGTTTTAACACAATACATTCTATATTTAATTGTGCAAGATGATTACTTTCCATTAGTTTCTTGGTTGTTGTAACTCTTTCAACAGTACCAAATAAACCCTCTAGAACTAATCTATGTGTCTGCGTACCATCTAGTGTACCTGTCAGTCCATATCTATATTTACACAAATGTAGTTTTGTCATAATACCAGTAAGAGATTTAGCTTTAAACATATGAGCCTCATCACCAATCACGCACCCAAACTGTTCAAAGTATTTCTTAGGCATCTTGTAGATAGATTGCCATGTAGATATTACAACGTCTTTTGTAACCTTCGTGGTATATCCTTGATATATTTTTTGACAATACATATTAGAGCTCCAACCATAGTCCTCAAAATCTGAATACATCTGTTCAACAAGTGATGTGGTTGGTACAAGTATTAAAGTTTTTAAGTTCATTTGTTGATAATAACGAACTAAGACGTATATGATTAACGATTTACCTGAAGCAGTAGGAGAAACAAGAAGAGCCCTATTTGACTCAATAGCATACCTGATAGCATCAATTTGATAATCACGGACTTTAAGTTTTTTGCCGTTAGTTTTCGGTCTAAGTAATCGGACATACCCTGATACAGTTCCTTTGGAAATCCTACGAACATCTTCAACTCCTTTATCTATTATATATTCTATATTGTTTTTGTAACAAAAATCTTTAATGTATGGTAATAATCCTACATATATTTTACCTGTTGCTGGTGAGAATAATCTTATTTTTCCGTCCCATATCTTATTGCGATATGCAGGCATGAACCTATGGCCAGGAACTTCAAATGTAAAATAATCTGAAAGTTCTCTCTCTACACCAGAGTCCGTTTCTACCTTTAGGTAAACTTCATTTACTTTAGATATTTGCATTTTGTAATGTGTTTTCTTCACCATACTCACCTCTGAGTATTACATTAAAAGATATACTAGTTCTTGTATTTGGTGTAGGTGGCACCCAATGTGATAACCATGCTGGAAACATATACATACAATCTTTTTTAGATGTAAATCCCATAATTCCAGAATTGTTTACATTTGTAGTTTTTCTTTTTGGTGTTAATTGATTTGCTTGTGGTCTGGGGTCAAAGAATTGTATCTTAGATGTGTTAATATTTTCACAAGGATACCAAACACCAGAAAATAAATTATTAGAATGTGTGTGTGGTGGGTGGGACGATTTTGGTTCAGATACGTTTATCCACATGCTTGTAATATCTATTTCATTATATTCATATTCATACACTTCACACATATGTTTTGTTACGTCATATACTTGTTTTACGAAAGGTTCGAATGTAAAGGCTCTATGTAAATCATTATTATGTGATTGTTTGACTAAATTTGAGGAAGATTTATTATAATTATTACTAACAAATTCTAATATTTCTTTTGTTGCAACAAATTTACTTTCAAATACTTTTGTAGGAAATAAATCCCAATGTTTTACATCAGCCATGTTATTATACTATACCTTTCACCTTTTGTTACTCTATCTACATAATGTGGGAACATAAAGTTTGATGGAAATATTATAGCAGAACCTTTTTCTGGTTTGTACATAATATCTGCAATGACTATTTCACCACCTTCATAGTCATCATTTAAAAAATATAAACATGAAGCTGACGGATATCCATATTGTTGTCCATGACTGTGATGAATATTGTCTATGTGTTCAGACATAAATCCACCACCACTATATTTGTTCACTCTAAAATCTGTTGTCCTGTTTGGATTGAAATATTTCATACATGAGTGTCTTGCTTTGTATAGTTTTATAACTTCTTGTGTAGTATCAAGTAAAGGTTTCCAATATTTCATCTTTTCAGTTATCCAACAATCGTCCATTACAACTCTATTGGAACTGTTTTCTATCTCACCTTTGTTTGATGAATATGTAGATGACTTCCATTCCCAATTTTCAGACATTATACTATCACATGTTTCGTGTGAAACAACGTCTTTATAATAACCAATCCATTGTTTCATTACATCATACCAGCTTCAAATTGTTTCCAAGTTATAGCATTTTTAATATCCCAACCACGATTGTCTATAGATTTAATTACACCATCAATATACTTGACAACCGTCTGTAAATATGCTATCTTATTTTCTGCATCTATAATATCGTCATCTGATTCGATATAGACACTTAAATCTGTTTTGAGAACTTTAAGGTCAAAGGGTTTAGTGACATAAATTTTTGCATCAGCCTTACCACCATAGTATTCCCATTTCTCACGATACAATCGTTTGTAATCACCTTTTGCTTTCCACAATAGTAATTCAAACTTTGATTTGTGATTGAGATACTTTGATTTTATTTCTTGATTTTTGAGGGATTCTGTATCAAGGTGTTCATCATTTACTTTTAAGTCTTTCGCAGTCTGTGCCTGCAATTCATCTAGTGTCATAGTATATTCACTCCATTATATGGAACTATTTATAGTGTTATTATTTTATATATTTTATATGCGAATGTTGCTGTTACTGACAAATAATCAACATCTGTTGCGTTTTGATTAAATTCTAATGCACCAAGATTTGTAGGATAAATATCTTCAAAACGAGCTTCTGCGATAGGATTGTTTTTGCTAGATAATATTGTAAGGGTTGCATCTGAGAACATTGACCTTACTGCTGTTGCTGATTGAACACTACCAATACCTGTACTTTTAGTACCTATAGTTTCTACAGGAGTATTTGAAGTCACACCTCTGAACGTAGAAAATTGTTCGTGATTTTCTGGAAATCCTATTGCAGTCATCCATTCGTGTAAAGACAAATAATTTTCTAGATATTCGTCTACTAGAAATGTTATTGTTAGAGGTTCATAATCCAGTTTATCACCCATCATTGGAATTTCTTTAAATCTTGTAGGCATAACTGTATCACCAAGAGTTATACTTGGAATACCTGCAGCCGTAGTAAAAAACTCAACCTTTGGAAGTTGGGTAATAATAAACCTAAACTGCGTTGGACTCGCATAGTCTAACTTTGTGGGTTGTCTTGCTAATGGCGATTGTGATGTTGTCATACTACTATTTATACAAAAAAAAGAGGGGTCATAAGACCCCTCTCTAGTTTTATAACTGCACTCTTATGATTACATAAGGTTAGTAACTTTAACACGTCTGTAGTATTTGTTAGTACTTGCAGAAATACTAATTGCACCATCAGCACCAGCCGCAACTGTACCAGTTGAGAATGGGTTAGCGGCAATACCGTAACGAGTTTTGAAACCAATCTTAGGTTGGAATGAACTTTCACCAACAGCACGAACCATTTGTAATGGAACATATGGGCAATAGAACATACCAGCGTCATAAGGTGATGTACCTTTATAACCACAAATGTAGTATTGTGAAGCAGCTACGTTAGCAGCATATGGGTCTACATACACTTTGTATCTACCGTTCATAACACCAGCAAAAGTTGTTGTAGTGTCATCTACATTTAGATTGTTATTTAAAGCAGGAGTGTAATCTAGAACACCAGCCATTTGTAATGCAGATGCAACATCAGCAGAACAAAGGATTATGTTACCTTTACCCCTACGAGTTTGTTGACCGATAGCGTTTGAATCTCTTTCAAGAGCAAACATAAGTCCTTTGAATTTTTCAACAGACCAACGACCATTTGAGTCAGTATCTAAGTCGAAGATACCAGCAGTAGTTGTGTTAACTTGAGCACCAGCAACAGCAGAAACATAAATGTTTCTTACAACTTCTCTGTTTATTTCTGAAAGTATTTCAGCAGATAAGATGTTTGCTAATTCAGTTTCAGCATCTAGACCGTGAATTGCTTTTAGGTCTTGTGCTAATTCCATTGTGTACTCAGCTTTCATTGCACGAGTTACAGCAGTAACAGTATGTTTTTCAATACTGAACGCCATTTCAGCGAAAGCGTTAGTTCCACTATCCCCTAATGCTTCACCTTGAACTGTAGTTTGACCAGTTGCAGATGTGTAAGTACCAGCAGATGGAGAGTCATTTAATACAGCAGGGTTAGTTTCTGTTGCACCAATGTCACCACCACCGATTGTACCAGCAGCATTTTGGTTAGATATATCAGGCATTGCTTCGTCAGCAAGTGCTTCTGCACCGTCCATTGATGCAAATCTTGCTCTCATTGCAAAGATAAGACCAGTTGGGCCAGTCATTGGTTGTACACCACATATATCGTATGCGATTAGGTTAGGCATTGCTCTTCTTACTAGAGATATCAAAATTGGATCCCATGTATCTAAAGAAGCATTACCACCAATAAAGTTAGTTGGTGCAGCTTCTTGTAAGAAGTTTTTATCTTCTCTTAAAGCTTTTTCTTGATTTTCAAGAATAACTGTAGTAACGGCACGCCTGTAAGAATCCTCGATTTTTGGTAATTCTGGATGCTCTAGGACTGGCTGCCACTTTTCTTGTAGATGTTCTGTCTGAAACATTTGTTTCTCCTTAATTTTTTCTACTATTATTTATAAATTTAATCATTTTTGCACTATTGACTCTTAGCAACTCTACCGATAGCAGACATATATGCTGTCATAGAATTACTTACATCAATGTCCTGTGCGTTGCCAGTTTCTACATTATCAACTGTTTCTGCCACAACTGTTTTTACTTTTGGGAAATAGTTTTCTTTTAAAGTTTCTAACTTTTCTTTGTAAGAATCTTCGTCTGTGAAATCTACGTCTTCAGTTAATGACTTAAACTTTTCAATTTCTGTTTCAGCTAAATCTGTACTCATTTCAGATATAACCTGTTCTCTAACTAGTTGAGCATTATTAGACTTCATAGAAACATTCTTTTCGATTGTTTCACTTAATTTTGCTTCTAATTGAGAAATCTTTTCAGATTGTGCTTCCAATACGTCATACTTCTCGTTTGGAATATCAATATAATGGTCTTCAAACAATTGTTTCAATCCAGAAATAAAGTCCTCAGCAATCTCACCTTTTAGTCCACGTTCAATTGCTAATTCGTTTTCTTTAGTCCATTCTTCACAAACATAGTTAAGATATGTGTCAACTTTTTCAGTTAACTCATCTTTGTTTGCGTTTATATTTTCATCTAAGTCTTTGCGATAATCGTCTTCTATTCTAGATACTTCATCACGGACTTTAGATTTTACTGCAGCTTCAAATACTGTTGCAGCTTTGCGTTTGAATTCTTCAGAAAGGTCACCCTCGCCGTTCATTAGAGCATCAACATGTTCTTTTACGTCTATGTCTTTAACTCTTTTTTCAACAGCTTCTGATTTAGATTTCTCTTCCTCAGTAGGTTCTTTCATCTCGTCTTTCTTCATCGCCATTTCCATAGCGTTGTAGGCAGCCATTAATTCAGGTTTTTTCATGGAATTCATTTTGCCCATCATTTCGGACATTTTATCCATCATTTCTGATTTAGTCATTTTTGCCATTTCTTTTTTCATCATCTCTTTTTTCTCGTCATCTTCCATTTCTGCAAGACTTTCTTCGCCTTCTGGAACGTGTCCAGCAGCAAGAGATTTTGATTGACCACCTGTACCGTCAGCTTTTGCTTTCAGACCAGGCATTTTATCTGGTTTACCTTCGCCTTTTTGTTGTGCATCACTTGAAACTTCTTTCGCAGCTGCAGCAACTTTTTTGGCAGGGGCATCTTTTTGGTCAGGCGAGACAACTGCTTTACCAGTATCTTGTACTTCGCCTTCTACTTTATCCATTGGGTCTGCTTTACCAGCAGACTTCTTAGGAGCATCTGCACCATTCGCTTCTTCAAGCTCATCAAGTACTTCTGCCTCTAATTCCTCAATGGTTTTATCTAATTCGTCAGCCATGGGGATTACTCCTTATAATTACTTTAAGACTTTTATTTATTTATAAATTACAACATTTTAAGGAACTTTGCGAACTCTAACGCATCTTCCTTAGCATGTTTTACTCTAGTTCTGTTTTTAATTCTCTTTTTCATTCTGTCTAATTCTTCTTCAATAAGAGAACCATTATCCCAAACCCACTCTTTTCCTTCCATAATACCTTGTACAAAGGCATTTGGAGCAGAAGGGTCTGCAACAATGTCAGCGGCAGTTGCAAGGTAAAAATCACTCTTTACATAATTTGCACCACCTTTTTGGTCTAAACTACCCATACCTCTTGATGATACGCCTAGTTTTGCACCTTCACTCATAAGATTTTTTACAATCTCCCCCATTGGAGTACCAAGTATTTTGGCCTCACCGATAAAATTCTTTCCGTCTGCTTCTAGAGAGGTAATCATATGTGATGCTCTCTCAAGATTAACGGTTGGGCCATCTGGGTGTCCAAGTTCCCCAAAGGCACGATTTTCTTTGATATACTCTTTGTTATATCTAGAAACTTCTTTGTTTAAAACTTCCATAGGATATACACGACCATTACGATTTTTGATATCAGCTTGCATGAAGACACCCTTAATCTTAAAATTCTTCTTACCACCTTCTTTTTCTTCTGTGATATATTCTACTTCTTGTACTTCTTCTGATATTAGTTTCATGTTTCTATTCCTTATGCGTAATTTTCATCTTTTTTGAATTCAATTATAATAAATCCAGATGTACCGAAAGTAGTTATCTCATGGTCACCAGAAGTTGCTGTTGTGTTAGCAGCAGTTCCCTTAATCAATCCAGCAGAACCATCATAGTGTCCAGTTCCAGCAAGTCTAATCTGAACAATATCAGTTCCAGAAGATACTTCTTGAA